TCTACCGTGAAATGTCTGAGAATGACGATGTGGTAGGTGCGATCCTCTTCGCTATCGAGATGCTGGTAAGACAGTGCGACTGGAATGTAGAGCCGGGAGGCGATACCGCAAAGGACAAAGAGGCTGCAGAGTTCGTAGAAAGCTGTATGCACGATATGCAGGACACCTGGACGGACACAATTTCGGAAATCTTATCTTTCCTCACTTACGGTTGGAGCTTCCACGAGATCGTGTATAAGCGCCGCATGGGAAATACGAAGAACCCAACCACGAAGAGTAAGTACACGGATGGCTTGATTGGATGGAAGAAATTGCCTATCAGAGCGCAGGAAACGCTCTACCGATGGGAATACGACAACGAGGACAATCTGCTGGGAATGACTCAGATGCCGCCTCCGGACTTTGGTACCTACACGATACCAATGAGTAAGGCTTTGCTGTTCCGTACAAAGAGCAGGAAGAACAACCCGGAAGGACGAAGCATTTTGAGAAATGCTTACCGATCCTGGTACTTCAAGAGAAGAATCCAGGAGATTGAAGGAATCGGCATTGAAAGAGACCTTGCAGGACTCCCGGTAATGCACGGACCGGAAGGGTTAGACCTTTGGAACGATGATATTGAGGACAACAAGCAGACACGAATTGCGTTGGAAAATATGGTAAAGAGTATTCGCCGAGACGAGATGGAAGGTGTGGTACTTCCGGCAGGATATGAGTTGGAGCTGTTAAGTTCCGGCGGCACCCGGCAGTTTGACACGAATGCGATCATCAACCGCTACGATACCCGAATTGCAATGACGGTACTGGCGGATTTTATTTTCTTAGGGCATTCAGAGACCGGTTCCTGGGCGTTGAGTTCCGATAAGACGGAGTTGTTCGCTATGGCAATCGGTGCATTCCTAGACATGATCTGCGAGACATTCAACAGCCAGGGCATCCCGCCGTTGATCGATATTAACGGTGAACATTTTGCAGGCATCACGGAGTACCCAAAGATGTCCCACGGCGACATTGCAGATGTGGACGTAACAAAGGTTGCGGCATTCATCAAGGATATGACTGGCATCGGAATCTTAGTACCGGACGACGGACTGGAAGATTACATTCGCCAGGTCGGACACCTGCCGGAGAGGACAACGGACGACAGAACAGTAGACCAGCGGCGTAAGCAACAGGCGGAGCAGAACCAGCCACCGGAGCCTGAGACAGCCGCAGGAAGCGATGGAAACGACGAAGGCGAAGAAATCCCCGACAATGTGGCGGAAGCCGCTAAAAGGCGATTAGGAAGGAGCAGTGCAAATGGCAATAAGGTTCATACGGCCAAAGCGAATACGCAAGGCAAAGACACCGGGCAGTCAAGAAGTCCTACGCAGACTTGAAGAGTACCTGCAGAACGAATGTGACGAACCGGTTGAAATCCTATGCGGGTTTTGGCAGGATCAGCAGGATGCCATCACGTACCAGGAACTCCGAAAGGCAGTAGCGGACGGAAGCCTCAGCAAAGAGACATTAGAGGCTTGGCAACAGGATTACTCAGTGCTTGTTGCCGAGAGATTACAGTCAATGTGGACGCAGGCAATAGCAGCGGGACCAACCGGGCAACCAATCCTGGACGGTCTCGCTTTTGAGTTTAACACTCAGACACCTGGCGTTCTCGACTGGATCAGTGAAAGAGGAGCTGAGTTTGTTACCCGATGCACAGAAGAACAGAAGGACGCAATAGCGGCACTCCTGGAAAAGAAAATGAGAGAGAGCTATACAGTAGATGAACTGGCAAGGCTCATTCGTCCATGCATCGGTCTGACAGAGGGTGACGCAAGAGCAAACGCCAGGTATTATGACAATATCGTGGCTACGATGCGAAAAGAGCATCCGAGAATGAAGATTGAGAGCATCCGCCGGAAGGCATTGGACGCTTCTCAGAAATATGCAGAGAAACAGCACCGGGCCAGGGCATTCACAATCGCTCAGACCGAGAGTGCTTTTGCTTATAACCGTGGAGCCGATGAAGGCATACGCCAGGCACAGGGCGAAGGGTATCTTGGAACGATGGTAAAGAGATGGAGTACATCCGGAGACGATTCGGTGTGCGACATCTGCAATGCGCTGGAAGGTACTGAGGTAGATATGGACTCCGACTTTGATTTCAAAGGAAAGGTTCTGTTTGCAGGACAACATATGTTACCACCTGCACACCCGAGATGTGCCTGCGCTATCGAGTATATCGAAGTGGCTGCACCGAGAGGAAGGAAGTGAGAAAGTGAAGAAGTTCTCTGATTTCATCAAGAAATCTGCAGAACCGCAGAAGAAAGAGTCTGCCAGCAATGTGATTAAAGGCAGGTTTAAGATTGCCAAGTCCGACGACGACAAGCACCTGGCATTTGGCTGGGCGAATGTGGCTATCCGTGCTGACGGAGAAGAGATTGAGGACTGGCAGGAGGACATCATCGAGCCGGAAGAATTGGAAAACGCAGCATATCAGTACGTGTTGCTCTATCGTGAAGGTGGAGAAATGCACGAAAGAGGCGGCGCTGCTGTCCTGGTTGAATCCGTGGTATTCACGGAAGAGAAAATGCAGGCAATGGGAATCCCGGCAGGCACTCTTCCGATTGGTTGGTGGATCGGCTTCAAAGTAACCGACGAGGATGTATGGGAAAAGGTTAAGGACGGCACATATCCGATGTTCTCAATCGAAGGAGAAGCCGAGAGAGTCGAAGTAGAAGATGAAAACACCTTGTAAAAATGGGGCGTATTGAGTTTTTCAGCAGTCTTAACCTTATAATTCCACACACGAGAGTGTAATAAGGGCATAGGTAGTTCACATTATGGAGACAAATCTAAGCAAAAAGAATAAATTGATAAAACAGATCAGCAAGGCATCCGATATGGTGCCTTTTTCTGATTTCCTGCTCGAATTTATGGACCGCTACGGTTTGAATAACCTGCGAGAGTCCACAGTAGAGCAGTTAGAAGAGTTTATCAGCAACAGAAACATCATTCCGTTATTAGGAGAGGCACCGCAAAGGTGCCTTTTTTAATATAAATCTTGCGGAAAGGAGGAAGCAAAGTGGCAACAAAGTTAAAAAATCTCAGAATCAGCAAGGTTGATTTTGTAGATGAAGGTGCAAATCCGGATGCTCACATTAAGCTAACAAAGAGTAAAGGCGAAAAGGGGCAGTCCACAGGAGAGAATGGCGATAAGAATGGTTTTGTCAGCCGATTGTTCGGTTTCATCGGCAAAAAGGCCGGCATGAACCAGGAAGAGATCGACAGTGCAGTAGAGGAAGTTCTGAAAGGCAACTCTGTTAGTTTCAACGAGCGTTTCAATGAAATCAAGAACAGAAAGATTGCTGATGAAATTTGGGATATATGCTACGCACTGCAGGCAAGCCTCTGTTCGATTCTGAATGATGAGGAGCTGGATAGCACCGGCGCAGCAACAGCGATGAATGAGAGCCTTGACGAGTTCACTGCAGTAGTGAAGGAAGCGATTAGCAACTGGTCCGGCGGAAAGGTAATCAACATCGTAAAGAGTGACGAGGTGACGGAGAGTGACCTGGCAATGATGAAGTCTGCGGCTGCAAGGCTGAATGACAACATCGAGAAGGCACAGACCGCCGCTGGAAAGCCTGCCGGAGAAGGAGACGATCCGGAGGTAGACACAGAGGACAAAAAGGACCAGGGCAAAAAGAAACAGTCGAAAGGAGACAACGAAGATATGAAGATCGACAAGAGCAAAATGACCCAGGCTGAGCTTCTCATTCTCGAAGATATTGAGAAGAGATACGGCGTGGCAGACGACCCGGCTCAGACAGAGCAGACTCCGGAGGGAAAACCTGCGGTAACAAAGTCTGTTGAGAAGCCTGAGCAGAACCAGGAAACACCTGCAGATGGCGAGGACATCTACAAGGGACTCAATCCTGCTGTTAAGGCAGAAATCGAAGCACTCAGAAAGTTCCGTGAGGATGCTGAGAACAGAGAACTTGAAGCCGTAGCAGGCAAGTATGAAATCATCGGCAAGAAGAAAGAGGAGCTTGTACCTATGCTCAAATCTCTCAGAGCTACCGGTGGAACTGCATACAACGATATGATCGCCGTTCTTGATGCCACCGTGGAAGCGGTCAACAAGTCCGGCGTTTTTTCCGAGGTAGGCAAGTCCGGCCACGGCTCTGTGCACGTAAGTGATGCAGAGGGCAAGATCGAAGGTATCGCCAAGAGCTATATGCAGAAAGAACCTTCCATGAGCTATACGGATGCGCTGGCTAAGGCTTGGGAAGATAACCCGGACCTTATGGACGCATACGACGCTGAGGAAGGATTTTAAGGAAGGAGGAAAAGACCATGGCAAAGAGAAACTTCAACGGCTCACAGATTAACCAGTCTGTGACAATCGCAGAGCAGGCCGGTGCTGCTATCGACGATGTGAGAAACCTCATTCTCAAATATGACGAGAATGGAGATGTAGTCGTAGCAACCGACGGCACAGCACCTATCGTAGGCATTGCAATTATTGAGGCAGGCTATAACGACATCTCCGGAGCAGAGTCCGGAAAGGTTGCAAAGGGCGACCAGGTAGATGTTCAGATTAAGGACATCGGCTACATTCTTGCTGGCGGAGCCATCAAGAAGGGCGAAGAGGTAACTGCAACAGCAGGAAAAGCAACAAAGGCAGCTGACGGAGATTATGTGATCGGCGTGGCACTTAGCAATGCGGCTGAGAATGACTACGTGAGAGTTCAGATTTCCAAGTATCAGAAGAACGCCGCAAAATAAAGAAGGAGGAAAATGGTAAATGAAAAGAACAGCAAAGAGCATCCAGGCAGACATTGCCAAGGGTGCTTTCAGACCACACACAGCGCTTTCTACTATGGCGCTGGCTTATTATCAGCAGGATTCAACAACCCTTGCAAAGAATATGTTCCCGGTTTGCCCGGTAGGGTTATCCTCTGACAACTATTATGTATTCGACAAAGAGGATCTGTTACGTGATAACTGGCAGAGAAAGCCTGCATACGGCAAGGTTGACCCTGCAGTAATCTCTGAACACACAGAGACCTATGCTTGTACAGTAGATCAGATGATTATGGGTATCGACTCCATTCGTCAGACTGACCTTAATCGCCGACAGGGACCTCGTACTGCAGACCCTCGCAAGCAGAGAACTAAGGTTATGGCAGCACAGGCAAACATCCACCAGGATTCGGATTTCTCCAAGTCCTTTATGAAGCAGGGAGTATGGGCGAATGAAGGACAGGGCAAGGATGATACAGCTGTTTCCGGAAATGAATTTATCAAGTTCAGCAACGGCAACAGCGATCCTATTGCATTCTTCGACGCAAAGAAAACCGCCATGAGACAGGCAACCGGACGTACTCCTAACAGATTAGGACTCGGCATCAACGTATTTAATGCGTTGAAGGTACACCCTGCGATCCTCGAAAGAGTGAAGTTTGGCGGTACAACTGCAAATCCTGCAAATGTTACCGAGAATGTGCTTGCACAGCTCTTCGGAGTTGACAGAATTGTTATCGATCAGACCGTGCAGAACAAAGCCGGTTTAGGCCAGGCTGCAAATATGCAGTTCATCGGCGATCCTAACTCATTCCTGTTAGCGTATGCAACAGATACACCTTCCATCGAGGAGCCTTCTGCAGGTTACATCTTCACTTGGGATATGTTAGAGAACGGCATCTTACTTCCGGTACTCAACTACCCGGGCGAGGCTGGAACACATTCTGAGTTTGTCGAGGGTCTTATGGCTTACGACATGAAGAAAACTGCAGATGATCTTGCATTCTTCGGTTACGACGCAGTGTAAGGAGGTTTCGCCATGAGATTAATTGCAAAGAAGCCTTGCAGTTATGGCGGCAAAAAATTCTTCATTGGGGATGAAATCCCGGCAGAACTCGTGGTAAACATCGAGAGAGAAGAAAAGCTCGGCGTAATCTCAGCCGCAAATGACGAAGCAGGGGTACCGGAACAGTCCGGTGCCCTTTATTCGCAGGAGCAGGTGGATGAGATGATTGCCGATGCAGTCGCCAATGCAGACAAAGGCTTTACACAGGAGCAGGTGGATGAAATGATCAAGTCCGCAGTCGCAGAGCTTGAACCGTTCGACTCCGACAATGCCGGTTTTACCGTGACAGTCAAGGGCGAGGGTGACAATGTGACGGCGGTTTCCTGCAGCGCGGAGGATATTCAGTCTGTGGTAGATGTACTGCAGATGAATGCAGACGACGGTGCAAAGGCAGTAACCAGCGTACAGTCAGATAGCGTTCTGATTTTACTTCACGCATTAGAAACACGTGCTACGGTTAAAAAAGCGGCTCAGAAACAGCACGACACCTTATTCTCCGCCGAAGGTAATCCAAACAAATCTACAGGCGGTAACGCAACCACAGACAGCAATACGGAGGGAGCTGATACCTAATGCCAAAAGGTGCATACACATATGAGCCGGGAAACATCACAGAGTTTGGCAAAGACCGTATGAGGTTTGAGCTTGGAGACACGATGGTAGAGGGCCTGGCAGATACGACGGCATTGACCGACGATGAGATACAAGCGGCAATCGACGCATACCCGAAAAAGTGGAAGCGAGCGAAGCTGATGCTCCTTGAAAGTTTGTGCCGCCGTTTTGCGTATGAGGTCAACACAAAGACCGGTCCTCTCAGCCTGGATATGAACGGCAGAGCGAAACTTTGGAAAGAAGATTACGACAAGCTGAAAAAAGAGGTCAAGGCAGAATCAGTGTCAGTGCCACGGTTTGGGAATGGGGTAGATGGTCCGCCTTACTTCCATACCGGAATGCACGAAAACGAGAGGGTGTGGAACGGATGATAAATGCGAGATTTATGTATTTAAGGCCGGGAAACCTATTCAAGGATTTTGTTGTCGAGTCAAATACGCAGGTTGTAACAGCAAGCGGAAGGGTAGCAAACGCCCCGGAGGGAGACGGTTCAAAGATTATCAGAGGATGTCTTGCCGAGTCCACGAAGGAACAGAAGGAATCTCATTCAACGAGAGACCGTGTTTGCACCCATACGATTGTGCAGGCAGGCAGTCCGGAAGCAAAGAAGTCCGATAAACTCATACTTGGGAATCGCACGTTTTACATCATCGACCTGGACGAGGTAGGTAGTTTGGGTATATCCACAATCTACTACGCTGAGGAAAGGAAGGATGTCAAGTGAAACTGTGGAACGATGGAAAAGCAGGGAGCGCAGGAAGTGCCATAAGGGCAACAGTCAAAGGACAGGTAGCCAAAATCAACCGGCAAGTCGTAGCCAGGGGCGTTAGGGCAGTGAATGCTATGAGAAACGCAGAGCTGGAAGTGCTAAAAGGTCAGAGAAGCGGGCGAACATATCGCAAGCCGCACAGCAAAGCGACCTACACAGCTTCGGCACCAGGAGAACCACCGGCAAGACGTACAGGAAATCTCCGTATGCACTGGAATGGCCAGGTAAAGAGCGAAGGCAGTACCGCTGGTGGCGGAGTCCAAATCATTGCAGAGCTGGAAAGCCAAGAGAAGTATGCTGGCTACCTTGAAAACGGAACGAAGAAAATGGCAGCAAGGCCATTCGTAGACAAGATCAAGGAGAAGGCAACCCCGGAAATTGAGAAAATTTACAAGGAGCCGTATGGCTAAGGAGGCATGATATATGGCACTGGTAGTAGAACAGCCGATAGCAACCTTCGATTTGAGCGAGATTGCCAGGGGCGATTTGGTCTATGGCAAGCATCGCACATGGCCGGAAGGTAAAGCCGGATTTGTAACATCAGCCACCGAGAAGGAGCTGATCGTCCAGTATCATCCGGGTATCGGCAATGTAACTAATCACTTTCGGATTCCCATTGATGAAGCGGTAGACGCTCAGTGGGAAATCCGATATTCACACGATATGTCGGAGGTCAAGACCTACGGCATCGAAAAGCAGGACACTAAGGAAGGAGTGACAGAGTGAAGCTGGAAGAACTGATTCAGAAAAGGTTCGTCAGTACGGCAGCACTCGCAGAGAGGCTTACAACCTACAACGGTGTGCCTGCTGTTTTTAGTCCGGAAGCACCGGGCGACGAACAGGAAGGGTGGGGCGGTGAAACGCAGTACCCTATGGTAACTTACAACTATGACCTGCAGGCAAACGAAGAACGAAACAGCGCCGGTAGTCTTTCGGTATCGATATTCTGTCAGAATACGGCAGACACATTCCCGGAGGATATAGCACCTATCGTGAAGGAATGCCTGCGTGATGTGATCCTTCTACCGGAAGGCGGTACACCGTATTGCTTTACTTGGGCGAGAACGGATGCGTTTACTATGGGCGAGGATGCAGGAAAAGCCGGTGTTGTAATCGGCTGTGAAGTCAGATTTGACATCCTGGAATATCCGTCTATGGAGACATCCGATCCGGACCCGGTAATGGCGGTTGATAAGTACATCAAGGAATTGTACCCGGAATGCCTGGTAATGGGATATGACCGGATGGAGGAAATAACCGAAGCCTCAGCGGATCAGCCGGTGGTTTACTGCAGACTGATTTCATCTGAGAAGCAGGAAGAAACAAATACAGTGGCTTGGATGGACGGTAGAATTGCCGTCCATGTTTTATGCCCGGAAAACACAGTGAGATTGAAGATGGCCGCAGACATTGCCAACCACCTGTCATTCGACGGAGAGGTAATTATGCTGGACTATTCGCCTATGTTCATTAAGAGACTGCAGGTGAATTACAAATCTGACTACTTGAAGGAAGGCCAGGTATTCATCACAGGTCACTATGGATTGCTTAGGTACAAGGCTAAGCCTCATGTGCTTACGGCAGCTCATGGAAATTACAGTTAAGGAGGTAAAGCATGGCTAAGGAAACAGCAACTCCGGCACCTGCTGGAACAAAGGCAGAAAAGAAGCCGGAGAAAAAGGCCCCTGCAGAGTCCGTTTACACAGTAAGCGAGCTTGCAGGCAACGCAAGAAGCGTATTTGGCACAATGCAGGAATGTGTTGTAGCCGCTCTGAAAACTGACGGCAAAGCCGAGTACACAGTATCAGAGGCAAAGGAAATTGTAAGCAAGTTCTTACAGAAGGAGGTTAAGTAGAAATGGCAGGAACATTCATTTTAGGCGAAACTAAGGTGCGTCCTGGTACCTATTTCAACATTCAGAAGAAAGGTGGAAACGCCACCGCCGGTGTTATGAATGGTGTTACCGCAGTAATCTTCCGTGCAGATTTTGGTCCTCTCAATGAGGCAATCGAATTATCTGCAGAGGATGGCTACGAAGGAACATTCGGTACCGCACTTACTACGGACGCAATGAAGGAGGCAATCGCTGGTGGCGCAAAGACGATCATCGCCTGCAGAGTCGGTAACGGCGGTACTCAGGGCAGTATCAAGTTGCAGGACAGCGAAGCCACAGATGCAGTAAGCATCACAGCCAAATATCCCGGAGCAAAGGACTTTGTAGTAACAGTCCGTGAAAAGCTCTCAGACAGCACTCTCAAAGAGTGCATTTTTTATGCCGGTACAACAGAGTTTGAGAAGGTAGAATTTGCCGCCGGAACAGACGAAGCTAATGCCCTTGTGGATGCGCTGGCATCTTCCAAGAATTTCAAGGCAGAGGTTATCAAGTCCGGCACTGTAACATTACAGAACGTGTCTCAGTCCCAGTTTACAAAGGGAACTGATCCGCAGGTAACGAATGGGGACTACTCCAATGCGTTTAAGCAGGTAGAGGCGTATGAGTTTAACACAATCTGCGTCGATACCGAGGACACTTCGGTACATCTGCTTCTGCAGAGCTTCATCAATCGTATTTTTGATGCTGCATCCCTTACACAGGCGGTCGTTGCTGAGAAGCACACGGTAGACCTGGAAACAAGGGAAGCACACGCCGCTTCATTCAATGACGAGAAGATGCACTACGTTCTCAATGCCCATGTGAATGAGCAGGGTACGGAGATCGACGGTTATCAGACTGCAGCACGTATTGCCGGCATGATCGGCGCAGTAGCGGCAAACTCTTCGCTCACTCATACAGTAGTCAGCGGTTTCTCCGAGATCAAGGAAAAGCTGACAAACACTGAAATGATCGCTGCAGAGAAGAAAGGCTGCCTGGTACTCAGCTATAACAAGGCTAAGCAGGTGTGGATTGATAATGCGATCAATACCCTCATTACGCCGAAGGACAACCAGGACGATGGCTGGAAAAAGATTCGCCGTGTTAAGACTCGTTTCGAGCTTATCAGACGTATCAATACCACTTCTGACAACCTGGTAGGCAAGGTAGACAACGACACCAACGGTCGGGCAACTGTAATTTCTCAGTTGCAGGGCGTAGGCGATGCAATGAAAGAAGAGAGTAAGCTCACTGCTTGCAAGGTAACTGAAAGTACCGCTTACACTGCTGACGGAGACAGCGCATGGTTTGACATCGATGTAATCGACAAGGATTCTATGGAGCATATCTACCTCAGCTTCATCTTCCGTTTCAGCACAAACGAATAGAAGGAGGTAAGAAGTAATGAGAAATGAAAGAGCAGCAGCCGATTCAAGGCATGCACGCACTGGCAAGGATGGAGCATTTTATAGTGAGGACGGCGTTTTACTTGCTACGGTTGACACATTCACGTCCAACGTAAACTGGAACAATGCAAAGTATAGCGTACTTGGAGATGCACAGGAACACGAGACAGCCAATACATTTGCTGTCAGCCTCACAATGTCTCAGATCGTAGTGGAGGACGACGAGTTTATCCAGGCACTTATGGAATCATTAGAAACACAGAATATGCCACACTGGAACTTCCAGGGCTCACTTCTCGGCCGCAATGGTTCCGAGGAACGTGTGGTTTACAAGGAGTGTATTCCTTCCGGACAGGTAGACATTCAGAATGTCACTGTCGGCGATGTTATCAAGAGAAACTGGAACTTCTTTGTCAACAGACCGCCTAAGTTACAGTCATTACTCGGCGTAGACAGATAAGAGGTACCACATAAGAAACCAGCAGGGGAGCCGGAGCGGTTCCCCTTTATTTAATCAAAAAGAATTGGAGGACATTCAAATGGCTAAAGAATTTGTAAAAGGCGTAACAGTAGGCGAGGCAACAGCTGAGGAGAATACTCAGCCTGCAGCAAGCACAGTAGAGACAAACGAAGAGGAAACAAAGCAGGTAATCAGAGCGAATGAGGAGGACTTCATCGCAGGTCTGATTGCGGCTGCAGATTTCGCTTCCGATGAAGAGGAAACACAGAGGATTGAGATTGTCAGAAACGGCAAGCTCGCTTTTGCATTCTCTATCAGACCTCTCGGCTCAGAGGAGTACGACAAGTGCCGTAAGAAATTTACAAAGTATGTTCGTAATAAGCAGCTTGGTATCAAGATGCCGGAGGACACAGACCGTATCAAGTACCAGTCAGCAATCATCCACAAGGCGACTATCGCAGAGGATAGAGATAAGTTATGGGACAACAAGAAGGTATGGCAGGCGCTTGAAAGCAAAGGATTTCAGATTATGTCCGGCCTGGATGTAATCGAGTACACACTTAAAGCTGGCGAGAAAGACCGCATTATTGATGCGATCGACACCCTCAGCGGTTACGAGAGCAACATTGAGGAAGTAGCAAAAAACTAATTGAAGCGGGGGGCAAAATGTGCTTGCTGCATCACAT